CGACGAACGAAAACTCGACCAGCGGCAATGCCGCATCTTGCGGCCCGTGGCTTTCGTAGATTCGCCCGCCGGTCAGCGTGGCGACTCCGCCCGCTCCGGTGTCGCCGGTCAGCGTCGTGTAGACCGCGGCGGCGAGCGCCTCAAGCGCCATCAGGCCGCCTCCAGTCCGCGCATCGCCGCGGCCACGTAGCCGCGGAGGATGTTCGCGACGTTCGCGCGTTCGCGTTCACAGGTCGGGCGCATCCAGGGCCTCGCCGGCATAATGACCCAGGGGACTAGCAGAAACAGCGCCTCAAACTCCTGGAACCACTTGCCTCGTGACTTACCGACCGTATCGCGCCCGAGGAGCGAAACGCCCGGCGTTTTAGTCGGCCGCCACTGAAGATTCAGACTCGCGAGATTGCGGTAGCCAGCAGACTCCGATAGGCGTACGGCATTCAAGCTAAGGGGAATCGCGAGGTGTCGGCGCGTGGTAGGGAATATATGCCCGCCGAACTCATGGAGCTTGCCATACTTCAAGTGCGTACCGACTCGCCCGGTTACGTGCGTCGGGCTCTCGTGCTTGATGGACGAGGTAACAGATTGCCGGAGCTTGCCGGTCAGGATCGCCGGCGGGTAGCCGGCCGGCTGCGTGGTCCGTCCGCCGCGGGGCGTCTTCGATTCGCTGAGCGTTTTCTTCATTTCGCCTTCCAGGTGGAAGCACGCCGCCTGCACGCCCTGGCGAATTATCCCGCGCACCCGCGCGAGCAACTGGTCTCCGCGCCATTGGTTAGTTACGCTCACGCCTGCGCCCTTTCGCACACGCACTCGGTCATAAAGCCTTGGTTGTCGTAGTCCGTAACCGCGGTAATCACGTAGGTCTCCCCATCGACCGTTATGCGGTCGTGGGTTTCGATGTCCGGCTTGCCCGCAAAGTAAATCTTCCGATCGGTCTGGCTCCACGATCGCCCGAGCAGCATCGCCTCGCGTCCGTTCGTGCAGTTGACTCGGCAGGGCAGGTCCGTCAGGTGCGGGCCGAACGTTTCGATCGGGACGCCACCCGAGTCATACGTGAGCGTGTGCCGCGTCACGGTCGCAACGGAAGTCAACAAGTGCAAGGGTGCCATCATCAGTAGAGCGCCGTCACTGGGACGCTGGACCATTCGACCAGCCGAGCCCGCAGGTCTTCCGTCACCTTGGTCTGGTCAGATAGCGTCACCGCGTAGTCGCCGAGCCGCTCGGACTTCACGTTGAAATTGAGTCGGCGGGCACCGTACGCCATCGCAACCACCTCGCGGCAGCACATATCGAGCGCGTCCGGGATCGTTGCGTACCCAGCCGAGTAGGTAAGCTGCACGCTTCGGAACCCACGCGCGAACACGAACGTCGGCCAGTTGTAGGTCGGGAAGTTATAGGTCGGCTGGAGCAGACACCAGAACCCGGCGAGCAGTTGAATCCGCCCGGTCGCGTCATCGCGCCGATAGCAGTCGGTCTCTACGGTAGTCAGCGATTCGTCGGGACCGGAGCCGATGATGAGCTGAATCGACGTAAAGTCCGTGATCGGCCATTGCGGCGTCTGGATCATTTCGTTCTGGGAAACGTCGATCCGATCCACATACGCGCGGTTGGCGAACTTGCGGTTGCAGATTCGTTCGATCCGGTCGGTCGCGGCGTTGATAAGCTCGATGAGCAGGTCGTCGTCCGTGACGTTCGCGGTCGGTGTCCCCAGGTAGCGTTTGACCTTGGTTAGATCGGTGAGTGCGTACGCGGACAGCGTCACCGCGCCCGAGCCGGTCGAAGCGGCGCCCGTCCACGTCAGATCGGCTTGCGTCAGAATCACGTCAGAGATTGCAGGCGACGCGCCGGTCCGGATGTAGATGACGTAGTAGTATCGCCCGGCGGCAATCGTGGTGGGGAAATCGGCCTGGCGCAGGTCGCCACCCTGGTTGGTCATCGCGACGGCGTAGGTGCCAATGTTCGCGTCCGCCCAGGCTTCCCAGGTCGTGCCGTTCCACACGTACCCGTCCGCATGGCGGCGGATGACCACATAGAGCGTGGTGACTGCGTTGTACGCGATGCTGATTTCTGCGGCCACGGCGTCACCTTAGCCAGATTGTGACCGTCCCGGTCTTGGTATACCCAGCCGCCGCAATGTGCAACGTCAATCTACTGCCGGCTACGGCGCCTAGGCTGGTCTCGGCGACGGTCTCGGTATTCGCTGTGTCGCGATTCAGACCGGCGCCGCAGAGCACGTCATACCCATCCGCGTCGGTTATGGTCACGTCGTAGTCATCGGTTGGGGACGTGAGCGGGACCGTGCAGAGCGCGATGATCTTCCCGTCAAGTACGGCGGAAGTGGTAGCGCCGGGCACGGCGCCGACCGTACCGCCGTCAACGGCGGCGGTAGATTGCCACGCCCAAGTGATTTTCTTAACCGTCCCCACGTTGACAACTTCGGTAGTCGTACAGGTCTCGGCCATATCTCACCTCCGCTCGGGGGCGGGCCGCCGTCGAGCTGGGAACGGTCGGCCCGCCTGAGCAGTTACCAAAGCCGTTACGCCAGGACGCCGCCGGCGCCGGCCACTACCGCGCCGTTCGCGTTGAGTTGCTCCCACCAGCAGTGGAAGCGAATCGAGCCGCCGGTGAGCGCGGCACCCGCAATGGCGTAGCCGACATCGAGCCCGTTGGGGATGACGTAATCGAGCACCGCGGTCGAATACGTGGCCGCGAGTGCGTCTGGGCTGGTGTCATACCAGAGCTGGCCTGCGGTGAGCGTCTGGCCGTTTTTGCCGGCCGCGTCGGTCGCGGCAATCCAGGCCGTTCCGGTCGCTTCGGGTCCGAGCGAGATCGTCGCCGTGTCCGCGGCGTCGGTCAGCGTGCCGACGCACTCAGCGAGAATCCGCATGCGTACGGCCCCAGTCACCGTGAAGATTTCGTGCGTGGCCTGCGTGTTCCAAGTCGCGCTGGACATATCGGCCAGCACGCTGAGGTAGTTGACCGCGCCATACGCGGGCAGCGGAATCGCCGACACGGAGGATGCGATTGCACCGAGCCGAGTCGCGAGGGATACGTTCGCCATATCACCGAGCTGGGCGGCTAGAGTGGCGGCCCCGCCCGTATTGGAGGGCGTGCCGATTTTGCCGGAGAGCGTGGTCAAAGCGGTGGATACGGCGCCCACGTCATCGGCCGCCAGGGCACCGCCCGAGCCGCCGCTGAATCCGGCACCGCCCACGAGGTCGAAGCAGTCCTTCGCGGTCCAGGTCGAAGAACCGATCGTGTCGACGACGTTCTTCGACAGGCTGGTGCCGTCGCAGTAGAAGACCGAGCTGAGCACATCCACCTTGAGAGACGAGGCTCCGACGAAGTTAATGCCGGCCGTGGTCCACTTGCCATGCAGGCGGCACTTGTCGAAGACCGACCCGTGCGCGGCGTTCAAGCTGAACACCCGCACGCACGCATCGCCGCCGACATAGCCGTTGTGGAAGTGGTTGATCCCGTGGAATCGGGCGCCGGTCACGGTGAACGGCGTGATCGCCTCAACGTCCGTGGTGTCGCGGTCTTCGCAGTCGATGAGTTGGCAGTCCGTGCCGCTGATGGTCGCGTAGGTCGTGACCAAATCGACGCCGGCGACGAACAGGACGTTATCAATCGTCACGCCGTTCGCGGAAATCACGAGCGTGGCGTCCGCGTGCGAGAACGTCAGCGTCGGACGCGATGCGCCTTGCCCGAGTCCGACGATCCGGACGCCCGCGACGTTCGCGGTGAGCTTCGTGCCGGTCGTAGTGTACGTTTCGGTGTGGCCCGGTGCGACATAGATGATGTCGCCGCGGCTCGCAACGACGGCGCCCGAGCTGAACGCGTAGTCGATCGTCGCGAATGGGCGGTCAGGGTTGTAGCCAGCGCCGGCCGCATCGGCCGCATTGGCGTTGCTGGAGTCCACGTAGAATCGCATGCCAGTCGAGAGGCTTTGATCCTCGACGGCAAACATGCCGCCCGGCTGGTTGCGGACGAAAAGCGGGGTTCGGGACAGTGATCCGGCCATGTACCTGGTCCTTTG